GGTAGTGGTCCGATATTCGGAGTCGAATGTATCGGAGGTGGCGCTGAATTAGTGACCGGATTCAATCCATCGAGTCCGTATCCGATGTGGATTCAGGCTAGAACCACTACCAATGCCTCGCTACCGCTGGTCCTCAATGGCGCAGGCGGCAATGTCGGCATCGGCACCCCGAGCCCGCAGGTGGCTTTATCGCTCGGCAACATCGGCCAAACGAATGCGGCCAGTTATCCCAACATGGATCAGGGCGGGATTGCTTTCTATCAGGCGCAGAATTTTCCAGCAGCGAACAACTATGGCCGACTGCTGGATATTGTAGCGGGCGGATCGAACGTGGGCGGCTGGATTCGCTTTCTGACGCAGAACGGAGGTGCGGCGTCAGCTATGGCGATGACCATCACCCCTACTGGCAATGTCGGCATCGGCACCGCGAGCCCGCTGTCCAAGCTCAGTCTGGGCGGTACTGCCAACTACACCAACCGCATTGCCGTCTATGAAACCACTTCTGCGGATTTCCGCGGGCAGATTGACGCCGGAATTCTTCGCCGGAATGTCGATGCCGAGCGTCGGCGCTGCGGTCGGAGGGGAGACAGGACCGGGCTGGGTGAGGGTGGTATTCACCACCTTCGCCGTCGATCCCGCAGTGACGGTACCGGAGAGGCGGAACGACTCGCGGTTGAGCGTGCAGCCGGTGTCGTAGAGCACGTGCCTGCAGGAGGGAGTATAAAGGTTGCGCGGCAGCGGGTTGTTGAGCAGCTCAGTCCTGGAGCGCACCGAGAACTTGCCGCGCGTGCGGCCGACTTCCGTGACGTCAGCCACGCGCCCCTTGAACAGGATCAGGGTGCCGAGCGAGACATCGAGAGGACTCGGCATGAAGAGCCGCTCGACCAGACAGGAGGCTCCGTCGAACAGGCCCTGCGCGATGGCCTGCAGATAGGGGCGCGAATTGATCTGGTGCGACGGATCGGCCGCGATGGACACTTCGATCTCATCCACCGAGAAGCCGGTGGACTGCTTGATCTTGCTGCGCTCGATGAATGGCCCGAGCGCGTTGAAGACGTTCCCGCCGATAGAGATCGAATCCGGCCACGACGTCAGGCGGATCACCGTGTTGTCGATCAGCGTGAACGTATACAGGTCCGCGATCAGCACCTCGCCGCCGACGCCGGAGACGCACAGGTTATTCAGGTACGAAGCCAGCGCGGCGGAAATGTTCGTCTTCATGCCCGCACTTCCTGAAAGTCGATGCTTTTCAGCGACCAGAGGTTCTGCACGAAGTTCTCGAACTCCACCATCGGGTCCATGAACCGGCAGCGAAAAAAGTAAGAGAAGTCAGCCGTGATCGCCACGCCTCCACCGGGCGGCGCGGAGAAAGTCAGCAATCCGGTGGTGCTGATCGAGTAGCCGCCGCCCTGCTGCACGCCGTTCAGATAGATCTTAGGCACGGGCGCGCCGGTGGGCGGATTCGACGCGATGACGGAATTGATCGCATAGATGGGCCGCGTGCTCGGCCCGAGCGTGCGCTGCATCTGGAAGCTGGTAGTGGACCCGTTGCCGGTGCCGATGATCTGGCCGACTACGGAGCTGTCGGTCTGGGAAGCGGTGTGATCGCTCTCGTCGAACAGGAACGAATCGAAGTTGCCGTTGCGGGCGCAATAGAAACCGAACAGCGTCTGGAAATCGTTGGTAACGCCGGAGATGTAACCGGCGGCGCTGGGCAGCGCTTCGTACTTCAGCTGATACTGAAACCGCGCATACGGATAGTTGGCGATGCGGACCTCGTTGCCGCTGGCCGTGGTGGTCACCAGATTGAAGAACATAGGCCGCTTGAGCACGCTCCAGCCCTGGCCGGACATCTTGGGAAACAGCGCGTTGCTCATCGTTGGTCAGTTCATCCTCAGCTCGCCGGTGCGGAAGCCCTTGCGGATGAGCTCGTAGAGGGTCGTCTTGTTGGCGCGGATCGAGTCGGGCGATTCGTTGGGCCCGGCGTGGTAGTTGATGGTGGGTCCGCCGCCGCCAGCATACGATCCGCCGGTGCGGGCCGCGCTCTCCGCCGCCTTCTGCACGAAGTTAGACAGCTTGGGATCGAGCACCATCTCCTCCGGGTGCAGCATGGACAGGCCGCCTTTGGAGATACCGCCGCGCTCGAAGATGGCCGCGGGGAGCCAGGCCATCACCTCTCCATAAGCTTTGACAGCTGCTGCGGGTGCGAGTTCCGGCCCGACGACAGGGATCGCGGCGGTCGAGGCGAAGGCGGCAGCCGCCGCGACAGCCGCATAACCTTCGACCAGGTCGACATTCCGTACCATGGCAGCACCTACCGTCTCCGCTATGGCCGACGATTCTATTTCCACTCGCGTTGTGGCGGCGGCTTTAGTGATCACATTCTTGCCTGTTTCCATGGCGGCATGAATTTTGAGTTCCGTACCGGCCCGCTTTCCGGCTCCTAGTGTCGTAGCTATGGTCTTGGCCGTCTCGGCGTCGGCGGCGGTCTTGGCGTCGAGCAGATGCAGGGCCACCAGGACCTTGTTGAAGGCGGTCTCCGACAGCTTCTTGGCGGCCAGGTGCGCGGCATGCTGGATTCCAGCCTGGATCAAGCTGTCGATCCAGGAAGCCAGGATGTTCTGCGCCATGCGACGCCAAGCCTGCTCGAAAGTCAGGGTGCCCTGCATCATGCCCTGGATGGTGCTATTGAAGGCATGCGCGATGGGATCGAAGAACTTCATGTAGACGGCCTGCTGCCGCTCGACGGCGGCCTTCAGGCGCTCCTCCATGGTGAGCAGGTGCTTGTCCTGCAGAGCCTCGATCTGATCGAGCACCTTCTGCACTTCCTCGGGTTTGAGGAACGCGCCTGCGACCGAGCCCACCGGAGCCTTGGCCATCTCCTCCAGCTTGGCTTTCACCTTGGCGATGTCAGTCTCGCCTTTGGTAAGTGCCGCCAGCCGGCGGCCGAGCGCCTCCTGCTCCGCCTTGTACTCTTCGTCGGAAAGCTTGTCGATCGCGGCCAGCGCTTCGGCATTGCTGATCATGTGAGCCGCGCGCGCCATTTCGACTTCGAGTTTTCTGAGCTCGAACACGCGCGCCTGATGAGCGACAATAGCTGTCTCCCGTTCTTTCAGCGCGCGTTCCAACTCTTCCAGCTGCTTCTTCCAGCTCGCCGCCTCATCCCTGGCCTGTTTCTCCATCGACTTTACGGCGTTGTCGTGGATCACTTTGTCGACCTTGCCCAGGTTCGCCGTTAGGATCTCTGCCCGCTTGTCCTCGTCTTCGGCCAGCGCGGCGGTCATCTTGTGCCGCCAGGCAAGCGCCGCATCGTCTAGCGCCCGCAACTGGTTATACAGCCGTTGGATTTCCTCGGCGTTTTTCTTCGGGTCCTTCGCCAGGATGGCTATCTTCTTCTCGACGAACTCCTTCATCGCCGCCAGTTCGCGGCTCTGCACCATGTAGAGCAGAGCGATGCGCGCGGTGGCGTCGTAGTGGTAGAGCTTGGCCCGCTCTTCGATACCGGCCTTTTCGATTTCGAACATGGCCTTGGCGTGCGCCTGCTCGCCCGAAATCTCCTCCACTTCGAGATGCGACTCTTTTTTTGTGGAAGCAAGCGCCGCAGTCAGCGACTTCTCTTCGGCCAGGGCTTTGTTGAGTTGCGCTTGTTTTTCCGCCCGTTCGTCTGGCGGCAGCGGCTTGATCACGTTGCTAAGGGCGCCCTCCAGTTCCTTGACCGTGGTCTTAAGCGTCGCCAGCCGCGCGCGCATTCCCTCCTCGGTTTTGGCAAAGGCCCTTGACCAGTTCTCCGCCGCCGTGACCGCCTTAGCCGTCTCGGCTGCCTCCTCAGCTGCGGCTGTCTTCTGCTCGGCTCGCTTCCTGAGGATCGCTTCCCGTTGCTTTTCGAGAATCTCCAGTTCTTTGCTCGGCCCGGGCGCAGCTTCCGCGCCGCCGAGTTCGACCCCGATATTCACCTTGCCCAGCCTCTCAAGCTTGGCTTTAATCGCGGCTTCCTGTTCCGGGGTCACCTGCAGCCACCCAGGAGTGGCTTTGCCCAACCGCTCCTTTAATGCCTGGATCTTGTCCTCGATAACCTTTAGCTCGTCCTCTTTCGGCGCTGATATGATCTCGGTTATTTTCTTGACAATCGGGATTACAATCGGCGCAATCGCCGCGCCCAGGGCTTCCTTGAAATGGTCCCAGGCAATCTCCGCTTCCTGGATCTGCTGGTGCGCCTTCAGCAGATTCTGGACCATATTCTCATCCAGTTGTCCGCCCAGAGCTTCGATGGCCTCTCCCAATTCCTTGTAGTCGGCAATCATCGGCTGAATCATCGCCGCCTGCCGGCCCATGACGGCGCGCGCGGCCTCAAGCCGCTCCGTCTTGTCGGGGATCTCGGACAACTTTTGCAAGAATTGCAGGAGCGCCTCGCCGGAATCGTGCGCCTGCACGCCCATTTGTTTGAGCGCTTCGTATACCTTCTTGCCGCTGGTGTTGGAGTTTTCCAGCGCGTTCGCCATCAGCAGAGAGGTCCGCGCCAATATGCCGACGTTGACACCCACCAACTGCGCCATCTCCGACAGCTTCTTTGCCTGCTCGAATTCCAGGCCGAGCCGGTCGGCCAGGTTCTGCGTCTGCCGCGCCGCGTTGGCTTCCTGCTCGACCAGCTCGAACGCCGATTTCCCGAGCTCAAACAGTGCGGCAGCTGCCGCAGTCGCCGCGACACCCAAAGGCCCAAGCGTTTCGATGAACCCCTTGACCACCTCGCCCGCCGATTCCAGCGGATGCTCGACAAACTCCTTCACTCCCTCGGCAAACTTTTCAATCCAGTCGGTCTCCTCTGCTTCCGGTTTGATTTTAGGCGGCTCCAGCTCCCGCGCGGCCGCGCCCGCACGCGCCATGCTTTCGGCGGCCGAGTCGAGCACATCGCCCATGGTCTTGTACTGGTTCGTCGCCGCGACCGCAGCAGTTACTTGCTCATTCAGCCTTGCAGTGAGCCCACCGAAGACGTCCCCCAGGTCGCCCGACTGCCTGACAGCCTGCGCTTGCGCAGTGACCAGACTCTGCGCGCTGGCCGCGGCGTCGGCCACGGCCTTGCCCACCGTTGAGCCCGCGCCGGCCAGCGCCTCCAGGCTCTTGGTCAGCTCGATGCCCGCCTTCGCGTCGTCGCGCAGCACGGTCTCGAAGATCTTCAGATCGCCGCCGGAAAGACCTACTTTGGAGACAAGATCCGCGATGGCATCGCCGGTAGCCGCTATCGGCTCCGCAGCGTCGTTGGTCGCGTTGATCTGTATGTTGACGACTGAATCGCCCATGTTATTTCTTGTTTCTCTTGACCCGCTGGCCGCCGCCCACCGTCATCAACTCGGCGATGAGCCTCTGGCCTTCGCGCTTGCTGTCCCCCGACATCTTCGCGCCCATGCCGCGCAGCAGGGAGCGCAGGATTTCATGAGTGGGAGGAAATTCGTTCCAGTAAGCAGTGAGGGAGCGGACCATGGGAAGGGTCACCGAGTTATCGATGTATTCCCAGGTCCAGCCGGTGGCCGTAATGATGCGCCCGTACAGCCGTGGCCAGTCTACTGGCTGACCGTCACGGCTTTCACTTCCCCCGCCTGCATCCCGTCCGCATTCGGTCTGCCGTCCACCAGCTTGACGTCCAGGCCCATGGCCGCGTAATACATCTGCTTGCAGTTTTTTATGGTCACTATGTCAGCCAACTCGTCGTCGGTGATCTCGGGATAATTCCGCAGCATCGCTTCCTTGATGACCGGCACCTGCTCCTCGATCACGGTGTCCCACGCGCTTGCCGGAGGAGAGCTGCTCGCCCGATCCGCCTCCGCCTGCCGCTGCCGGGATATGATCGCGCGTACCCGCAGCAGCGGCAGGGGAGGAACGATTACCGTGCGCCGCATTCTTTTGCCGTCCTGGAGCCGCTCGACGGAGGAAAATGGTTCGCCCTCGTAAGGCGGAGTCAATGCGTAGTCAATCATGGCTGGCTGTCCTTTGGCTGGCTTTGATCTGTTACTCGTCCATGTCGTATTCAAAGAGCCTGTTGGAAGAATCGGCGAAGGCCGCGAAATCCACTTCCGGGATCAGGAAGTCTTCGTTCTTCATATTCTGGGTGAGCTTGGAGCTGATGCAGTTGAAGAACTTGATCATGAAGTGAGGGCCGTACTGGTTGTTGGTCAGCACGACCGAGAAAGTGGGCATGGAGCCCATGGGCCGGTTGGTGATGGTAACGGTGTAGCCCTGCGCCGGTGCCGGCAAATAAGTGTAGCTGATATATTTGTCTCCGGTGTCGGTGGCCGCAAAGGTATAGACGCCAGCGGCTACGCTGTACTGGCCTGCGGTCGGAGCGCTGGGTACCTTGACATAATGCAGGCCGGTAGTATAGTCGCGGACGCCGAGATCCTCGACGAACGCGGTTGAATGAGTCACAGTAGCCGTGTTAGTGGTCACCGGCTGGCGCTCGTCGATGACGCCGATCTTCTGCCCCGGCTGCACCGAATCGCCATAGAACATGTCGTTCATCGCCTTGGCGTAGATGGTGGCGAATTTGGCCTTCATGGCGATCTTGCCGGCGGCGCGGGCAATGGCCACCGGGAACTGGTTCTTCCCGTAGAGTTCCTTTTCCGAAGAGGAGATGTCGATGGTCACCTCCTGCAAGGTGCCGAACTCGGTGGGCGTCGGATTACCGGCCGCGTTGGGGCCGAAGGGCGTGAACACGAGGGTTCCAGACCCGAATACGTACATAAGTTACTCCAGAAATCGAGAGATTGGCGTGTTGCTGGCGGTATTACACGGCGACGATGCGGATGGGAATGATGGCGACTCCCTGATTCCCTAGCAGCCCTTCATCCGTTTTGATCGTGCCCACGATTCTTACTTCACTGACACCCTCTAACCCGAGGGTCAGAACCTGCGTCCCGCCGGAAGGGATCGCTTTGTCGACGTAGTCGAGATACTGGTTGATCTGGGTAGACGGTACGCCGTCAGGATATTGTTCGCACCAGCAATAGATCCACCAGTTGGCGTGCAAATTCCACTTCTGCGGAATGCCGCGCACCACCGGCACGGTAGCTTCTTCGCTCACCTGCTGCTGAAAGGCGGCGGGCTGTTCGTCGGGCCTCACGTCAGCCCAGTGCCGCAGCCTGCGCCCGGAGGTGGTGAAGCCGCCGGGCAACTGGTTCATGAGATCGAACAGCGCCGCGTAGATGGTTTCGCGGTCGGTGATCATGGCATCATGGCCGCAATGTCTTTGGCGAACTTGGTGCGGATGGATTCAGCCTTGTCGGAAAGCGCGCTGCGCATGAAGCTGCGCTCCGGGAAATTGGCCGCGTGCGCGTTGACAGTCCAGCTGGCGGTGCGGATCTGCCCGAGCGGTGGGCCATTGACCCAGTGCGCCAGGTGCGTCGGGATGGTATAGACTCCGCCGAACTCGTGGATGAAGCCATAGGGCGCTTCCAGGCCGACGCCGACGATGCCGTGCTCCCCGGCGGTGTCCTGGGTCTGGCGGTAAACGATCGACTTGCCCAGATGGCCGCTGCGGTGGTGGAGCACCTGCCCCTGGAGCTTCTGCAGCACGATGTAGCTCTGCAGGTCGATCAGAACCCAGGTCATGGTGGAGGCGATCTGCGCCGCGAGCCTAGTGGGCAGGTCTTGGATGTTGGCTATGGTTACCGCTGTCTTGTCATCGACCGTGATGGTGATCATTCCATCCAGCCCCGGTTCCTGTAATGCAGGACCACGTCATTGACGAAGTCAGGCATGCCGCCATTTCCACTCTTGGTCAACCATGGATAGCCATAGGAGATACTCTCACCGGCCAGCGTTTTCGACCTCGCATCCTGGTTCTGGCGCTGATAGACTCTCTGCGCGACCCACTCGGTCACCGCCTGATTGATGTCGGCGGGAACCTGCTCGTACCCGGCGCGGTACACGATGATGATGTTCTGAAAGCCGCGCGTGAATACCCAGCCGCAGAGCACGAGCGAGGTGGCCCAGGGCAGCATGCTGGTATAGAGCGGGCCGCGCGCCACCAGCTTGACCGCCAGCTGATCGTTGACCCAGCCCGCCTGCAGCCCGTCGGGGGACTTGGGCACCGGCACGGTATCGATGGTGACCGAGCTGACGCTGATGATGGGCAGGTTGCGCACGACCATGGAGAAATGGTTCCGGCCGTCGCGGACCTCGACATAGTCGGTGGCGAAGATATCGCGCGAGACGGCGCTCAGGAATCGCTGGCTCATGTTCGTGATGAGTTTGCTGAGATTCAGATCCTCGCCGATGTAAGCGGTGCCTGCGGCACCGGTGCCGCCGCCGCCGGAGAAGACCAGCTGCGGATCGGTGGTGTAGCCCTTGCCGGGAGCGGTGATCAGCAGCGACTGGACCTGGCCCGAGCCATCGAGCGTGGCCGTGACCATGCCGCCGGTGCCGTTGCCGTCGACGGGCACGACCGCGATGTCTGGCGGCGTCAGATAGCCCGAGCCTGGATTATCCAGGATGACGTTGCCCAGGCCCTGCGGCGGCAGGTTGAGCTGCATCCTGCAATCGGCGATGGTAGTGAGATCAATCGGGGAAGACATAGCTAGTCAGTCAGTCATTGGGGCAGGGCGGGTCTGAAAAGAGAGGAAAGGAGCCCGCCCCGCCGTCGGCCAAGCTAAGGCGAGTTAGCCCGGACCGATATTGGCGATCACGCCGCTGCCGAATGGCACGTAGTGCTTCAGCACTTCGTCGCAGTAGACGCCGTACTGATACTTGCGCGTGACCAGGGGCCATTCCACCTGGTAGTACTCCTGCCGGGTGGCGATGACGCGAGCCTGGCTCACATTGGCGTTCGGATAGGGCACGATATCGAGATCGGCGAAGATCATGCCTTCGGGCATGTAGGGGTGCAGCTCGATCGGAATGCGCTGGGTGCCGCCGAGCGCATACTTGTTCAGATAGGAGCTGACCATCATGCCGGCGATGACGGTGCCCTGGTCGGTCTGCTCCGACTTCAGGTTGATGCGCCAGGACGGGTTGGTAGTTCCAGCCAGCACCTTCTTGGTGATGTCGCGCAGCACCTGACCGGCGACGCGCAGGCACGATGGAGTGATCTTGTACGCATCCCAGAAGTACTTGAGCATGGTGTCGATCTCGACGCAGCCCCCGTAAGTATCGGCTGTGAGGGTGGCCCCGTTGAGCGACGCGTAATAGCCGGTCGACTGCAGGGCCTGGGTGATCAGCCCGTCGAAATCGAGCGCGCAAGTCGAGTTGTCGGCGTTCAGCCCAGTCGAGGCAGCCGAGTAAGTCGATGTCGGCACGGTGCTGATGGTAACCGTGTTGCTGGTCGTGATAGCGGCCAGCATCAGGTTGGCAAGACCGGCTGTCTGGCCGAAGAACCAGGCATAGGCGTTGGCTCCCTTGACCGGCGCGACGGTGGCGGTGATGGCTTGATTGCCCGCGGTGGTAGCGCCCGCGGCGGACTGCGGCGAGACCCAGCCGATGCCGCCGCCGAAGGTATCGACCGATCCGTCGGCGTTGGTGCGCGTGATGATGGGCTGCAATCCGGCAAGGGTGTTGTTCGGGTTCACATAACCCATATAGGTCATGGGGGCCACGGCCACGTAGTTGGTCGCCGAAACGGGCAGAGAGCCGCCAGGGGCGGCAACCAGCGTGGGCGCGGCGGGCTGGCCGAGCGGCATGCTCGAGTTGCCGTTGAGGATCGTGATCTCTTCCTGGATCATGAGCGACTGCAGCAGGGTGAGGCCTGCCAGCGCTCTGGCGTCGTCGAAGCCACGGGCGGCCAGCTCGGCTTCGAACGTCACCGAGTTTTCCAGTCCCAAGGCTTTGTATGTCGCCAGCCGGTCGGTTTCCGCGAGCGAGATCACGGCACCGCGGTTGCCTTCGGAGAGTCCGGCACGCACGCCGGTGGTGTTGATGCCGGTGATCTGCTTCCAGTGAGCGGCCAGACCGGCGCCGGGTTCGGCGTTCACGCGCGGAATGGTATTGCGCAGCGGCGTGAGCACGGGGTAAAGAAGTTTGGCGCTGGGCTCCAGGTCATAAGCCACGATGCCCAGGCCGGTCGAGATACCGGCCTTGGTCAGCGCCAGGGGCTGTTGCACATCTTTGAGTAGCGAAAGCGTTCTGTCGATTACGCTGGGGTCCATGAAGCGGCCCCCCTTTGTGGAGAGATTGGCGTGTGGCAGGGGCCCGGAGGCGAAGCCGGGCAGTAACTGGGTCAAAGCGGGGCTTGGCGCTGAGTGATTTATCTCCGGCCGATGATGACGCGGCTGGGACCGGCCATCATGGAGGCGCGGGCGGCGGCGAAGGCCGCATCGATGTTGGTGACTTTCTCGGCGGTCTCCATCTTGCCGTCACCGGCGGCCTTGAGCTTGGCAAGCGAGGCCGCGATGGCCGGGTCCTTGCCGTCCTGGCTCTTGTCGACCGGCACCGCCGTGATGGCGGCCCTGGTGTCGGCGGGCTGATCGTAAAACTTCTGGATGAACAAAGACACTACTTCCGCCAGTTTGTCGATCGTGCCCTGCTGGGCGACCATGGCTTCCTTCTGCGTGGCCATGGCTTTTTCCAGGCTGTCGATCTGGGCATCGCGCTTGGCGAGCTTTTCGGCCTCATAGGTGTAGCCGCCGCTCGGCCCTTCCGGCTTTTTCTCCGACGAGCTCCGCTCTCCTTCCGGCACATCGTCGCCCTTGGTCCCGGACGATCCCAGCAGCGCGCCGATGTGGTCGGCCATGCCCTTGTGATGGTTGGCGATGCCATCGACGTGCTTGCCGATTTCCTTCAGATGCGTAGGCATCTGTTTCTGCAGTTGCTCCAAGGAGGTGGCCCCATTGACCACGTCCATGAATTTAGTCAGTTCGAAGGCCATTGCGGCGATCTCCTTTTTCAGTTGATTGACAGACGCCGCCATTTTCTCGGCGTCCTCTTCGGCGACCAGCTCCTGGGATTCCTCGGTGGCATGGTCGACGAAAATCCTTTGCATTTCCCGAAGCACACCGGCCATACGATCTGCCAGCTTCGAGTTGTCCCCTTCCATTTCGGCTTCGCGTTCGATCCGTTCCTCCAGGCACGCGTAAGCCTGTATGAACTGCGCGTGCTCGGCCACGTCGAACATGCCCTTCTTCAATTCGCCGCCGAGCAGCAGCTTGGCGTGCTGTTCGGCGAAAGCGGATGAGTCTTCGACGCCGTGCTGCCTGCCGGCGGCGATGATGCGGCGGGCCGTCTTCTTCTTGTCAGTCAGGCCCTCGGTCTGGTTGAAGCGGGCCATGGCCGCGCGCGCGTGCGCCTCGTCGTGCACCGGCAGCTTCCATGTCTCCGGGTCGTCGGGATCGCCGACGTGCGCGAAGTCCTTGGCGTGGAGCGCGACGCCCGAGACAGTCTTGGTCTTGGCTTCCTTGCCCAGATCCGCCTTGGCCCCCTGTTTGGAAATGCCCACGACTTTGCCAGCCTGGACTTCGACGTCGGGCTTGGCGGGGGCTCCCGCCGATTCCTCACCGGCATTTGACTTGGCCGCTTTGGCGTCATCCTCGTCCTGCTTCTCCTTGACCTCGGGGTGCTGGCCGCCAGCTTCGCGCACCTCCTCCTCGGTGAACTCTTTCTGCACGGGACCGGCGGGCTTGACATCGGGCGCGCCCACCCAGGTGCCGTCGGTGTCGCGGTTCTGGGTGATGTGGTCTTTGGCGAGAAAGCCGCTCTCGAAAGCGGAGACGAACTGATCGCGCGCCTGCGCGCCCAGAGCCGTCAGCTTTTCGAGCAGCGCCTCGGCGGGCGGCGGCGCGAACTTGCGCAGTTCGCTCGCGCCATCGGCTTTGACGAATTCGAAGGTTGCGCTCGGCATGCACGGATTGTCCACGAGCGAAATCTCAGACAGGTCCGCGGTGTAGCGCATCACTCCCTTGATGGCCGGGTCGGGCCAGCGCGCGGCATAGCCGCCGCCGATGGAGAAACCCGTGTAGACGCCCTCCCGGCACTTGGTCACCTCGTTGGCGTCGATGACCTTGCTAATGACATCGACAGCCTTCTCTTTGTCGTTGAAGTGGATGCCCGTGATCTTCCCGGCGGCGATCTTGGAGTGCATCGCCCGCAGGTTGCCCAGGCTCTGGCCGTTGGTCACTTTGTCGAAGCTCTGGCTCCACTGCTCGATGCGGGGTTTCGAGGAGGCGTAGTCGAAGATCTCCCGGCTCTTGTCGACCTCTTCGACCGCCGCCCGCCCCGCCACCTCGCAGGTGCCGTCGGCGTACTCGGTGACCTTGGTGATAGGAATGAAAATCTGCTTGGTCATCTTGCGAGCTCCTTTCTTGCGGCTACGACCGGCTTTGTCGTAGGCAATAGCCGCAGCCTGATCCGGCTCATGACCCGCGTCGATGAGTTCGGCGATGTTGTCGGATATGACCGAGTCGCTGGAGCCTTCGCGTAACGGCATAGATCACCGCCGGAAGACGCCAGCCGACGGCTGCGACTGCGCGAGCGTGTCCAGCCTGAGCTGCTCGCGCACCCTGGCCAGCAGTTTTTCCGCCTGGTGGTTCTGATGGTTTTCGTAAGCGTCGACGGCCTGGCGGTGAAGCTCCTGAGCCTCCAGCAGCTCCTGTTTCTTGATATCCACGTAATGCATTGCCTCTTCGACGGCTTGCTTGAGAACGCGGTCAGACTGCACGGCTGCTCCTTATCTCCCGGTGATGGGGTAAGCGGATATGGTGTTGATCTTGGTGAGCCGCTCCTGCGCCTCCTGCAGCCTGGAGATGGCGGTATCGGCGTTGCTCTGCAGCGCTCCCGGAATCTGCACGGGGTTGGCTTGGGCGATGGCGTCCTGCGCCCGGACGACGGCCCGGCGGCAGCGGATGACGTCGCTCGAGGCTTCCTGCTGGGTGGAGGCTTCGTAGTCCACCGCATCTGCCAGAAGCGCCAGCGCACCGGCATAGGACTGCGCGGAGACGGCGAGCGACTTGGCATTATCCGGGCTGGCGTCGCCGTGATAAGCGGCCAGACTCTGGTCGAAACCGGTCTTGACGAGTTCGGCGTCTTTCATGAGCCCCTGGACGTCATGGGGCGGAGTGATCTTCGCCCCCGGTCTGGCACCGGCAGCACCGGCGGGCTGAGCCTGAACCTGAGCCGCCGGCGTGGCCGGGGCTTTGGCTTGGTCTGACATAATCTGTTTCCTTTCGCGGACAAATAGATTGGTGTTGGAACTTACTGCTGGCTGGCTGGCTTTACTGCTGGCTGTTAGCGGGCTGGCTTTTTACTTCTTTTCGGACTTGTCGGACTTGTCGCCTTTTTCGTAATCGCGGATATGCTCGTCGATGGCTTTAATCCAGGCGTCCAAGTCGCGATCGAGCGAAGCGTCGATTTCCGCCCACACTTCGGGAGGAGCTTCACGCGGAGCCTTGTCGTCGGGCATATCCTATTTCTCGGAAAACTTCACGGTGCCCACATAGGCTTTAGCGGCCATGGGCGAGTTCCAGTCGATGCGCTGGTGGAAGCCGGGGAACTTGTAGATGTCGGCGGTCTTTTTGTCCAGGTTGATGATAGTGGTCATGGTGGAGCCGTGGGCTTTTTTACCGGCACCGGAGCCCTTGCGGTACTCGTCGAGCTTCTGCTGTTTACGCTCGACGATGTGCTCCATCTTCTTCTGGTTGTGCAGCCGCTTCTCCTCTGACGACGCGTTCTTGAGCCACTCCTTCTCCGACTTGGCGGGTTCGCCCAAGGTAATGCGCCACTGCTGCCCGGAGCGCCCGTTGCTCACCGGCCCGGACTTGCACTCGATCACTTCGTGGTCGTGCATCATATCGATGGGGAAGTTATTCACCTTGACGTTGAGCGGGCGGATGTCGCTCGCGCCCTGGCTTTTCATATAGGCCGCGATGATGTTCTCGCCCAGGTTGCCCAGGGCTTTGTGGCCCAGGCTTTCCTTGGTCTCTGTCGGTTCGCCAGACCAGGCGCGCTCCTTCGTCGGAGTCACTTTGACATCCGGCGTTCCGCCCGAGCCATGCCACCAGCGACCCTTGTCGTCGCGCTCGACCTCTTCCCAGCCTTTACCGAGCGGCGGCTCTTCTTCTCCGCCTACTGGATCGGCCATACCCTGCTCGCGCAGGCGGCGGAGGGCTTCCTCTGGGTCGAAAATCACTGGCCACGTCGCCGGGTCCTCTGTCGGCGAATCGATGACCTGAAAGTCGTCTTCATGCAGGGCCCAGCGAGGGTCGTCCCAGTTTACGCCCTGAGACAAAGTGGTTTTATCTTCGGGCATCACAATAGTCCATAGTGCGGCTGCTTCACGCGCACCGTGACGATGTGTTCTTTTTTGCCAATCGCGTTGACTCTGGTCTCGCGTCCCACAAAGTCGAGTATCGATCCGCGCGCAAGTAACAACTCGTGCTCCCAGTCTTTAATGTAAGCGGCACGCGTGCCTTTCGGAATCAATATTCTAGCCTTAACTTCCTCTCCCAGGTTATTATGCCCGCCGAAGGATGATTCCTTAAGAGTCGAAGTCGCTACGAATCCGTTATCGACCAGTCCCTTTCCTGGCGTCAGGTCGAACAGTCTCTGAGTGGCACCCTGGAAGCCGCGATAAACAACCATGTCCATCGGAACGCTGTTCTTGCCGAGAGAGCTGTCGAGCAGGGCCACTTTCGTTATCGTGTCCGAGTCAATGTGCGAATTTGCGCGAAGCTGCTGGTTAATCTTGCCGTAGCCGGTTGCGCTCCAGTAATCCACCGCGTGTTTCTCTTCCGCGTTCAGCTTCCCCCAGCCACCCTTGTTGGCGTCGCTACCGAGGGTACTGGCGGCGCTCTCGGTAGTTGCCTCCCGCGCGTTCGCCCAGCGCCCCATTTCGGAAGTTCTGTAATCGGTGCCAACAGCCACTTTGAAACCGCTAGGTGACGGCGCTGCCGTAGGTGACGGCGCTGCCGCGCCAACCTTGGCCGAAAGGCCGGGAATCCCCTGCCAGGTTTTGACTTCTTCGGCGGAGAAGAACTTACCCTGCGGGTTCTGGTACTTGCCCTCCTGCTCGTTCCAGGTGTAAGGCTTGCCGCTCTGCGGGCTGGTGAAAGACGACGGCATCCCGGCGGGAAGCTTCGAGCCCTCGACCTTTGCGCCACCCACGGGTTTGATAGTCCCGGTGCCTATGCCATGAGTCAGTTGCTCGGGATTGTACTTAGCGCCAGCCACGCCGACGTACTTGCCAGATGCCGGGTCGAAGGTATACTTGCCGCCGGGACCTTCGTACTGGTGCGCCATGCCGGATGGCGGCGACTTACCGCCTGCCTCGACCGGCTGGAGAGTTGAACCCTTGACCTCGCCCGGTGTGAACTTACCGCCCCACTGATTGACATAAGCCTTCTGCTCAGGGTCCCAGGTAAACTTGGCCGGGTCTTTCGGCAATGCGCCGCTGGGCAGTTTGGTGGTCTCGACATACTCGTGCGCCATCCCGGCTGGCGGCCCAGCTATGACCGGCGAGGTGGGGGCAAACTGGCCAGCCTTGATGTCGAGTTGCATCTCTTTGACAGAGGCGTGACCGCCGTACACATTGTCGACATAGTCTCCGGTCTTCGGGTCCCAGGTGTACTTGGCATCGGAGGTTAACGAACTTGTTCCCTCGTACTCGTGGGCCATGCCTTCCGGCGGGTGCTCGGAGGAAGTCGGCGCGGCTGGCGCGGCTGGCTTGGCGGAGGCTATCACTGTCTGCGCGGCAGCGGCCTGGGCGGCCTGGGCCTTGATGTTGGCTGCTTTGGTCCACGCGGCTTTTTGTCCCGCCGACATCTGATGCCAGTTCGCGGGCTTGCCGGGGCCAGCCGCGACTGCGGGTTTGGGTCCAGCCTTGACATTGGCTTTGGTCCAGGCGGCCTTCTGCCCCGGACTCAAGGTGTGCCAGTGCGCGGGCTTTTCGGCACCTCCGCCGCCCAAGGTCCACTGTCCTTTGTCGTCGCGGGGCACGTCCTGCCAGCCCTCGCCTTTGGCAAGCGACTCGATCAGCCCGATCACGTCATACCAGGGAGAACGCTTCTTGACTTCGGCGGCGGCGTTGCGGATCTGCTCCTCGGCCCAGCCCATGAGCAAGGCGTTGTTTTCCCAGTTGCCGCAGCAGGCGTTGGCGATGATCTTCCCGGGCGTGTCTCCTGCGGAATCCTTGTCGATGACGTGGCAGTTCTCGCCGGGAGCGTCGAAGTAGACACAGCGTTTGCAGCCGAAGCCGTCCTTGTTTTCGGCGTAGCCAGCCTCTTCCTTGGTGAGATAGCCCTGCGGTGCCTGGTTGGGATCGGGCGTGCCCAGCATCCAGTAGGTGCACGTGCCCCACGCCTTGATCACATCGTTCGCGGTGAAGAAGACGCAGTGGCCCCAGCCGTCGATCCCGAACATGCGGTCCAGGTGCTGGTCAGTCACTATGTTGCCCGACCTGAAAGGAATGAACTGCGGGCACTGCTCGCACTGGTAGCGGCCCTCGGCTTCGGGCTTATAGACGTAGCCCGCGCCGTCCTTGCGGACCTTGGTCTCGATCTGCACCAGCATGGCGTCGAGCGATCTGTCGAGGCCGAGCGACTTGGCCGCACCCTGGAGAATGAGCAGGTCGCGCTGGCGCTCGATGACGTTATCGGACTGGCCGAGCATCTGTTTTGCTTTGAGGTACGGTGCCCATTCGACCGCGCTCATCTCGCCATCGCGCGCGCCCGCAGGGCCGGTGGGCCGCATGAGATAGAGGTTGGTCGTCGACCAGCCCTGCGTGAAGCTGCCGGGCAGATAGCCGGTGATCTCGCACGGGTAGCCGGACTCCTCGCGCACCTCGCGCAGGGCCGCGTCCTCGGGGGCTTCATCGGGAGAATTCAATCCGCCCTTGGGCCAGGTCCATTGCATGCCATCGTTGCCGTCAGTCGGCTTGCACAGCAGGAATTCGCCTTTGTCGTTGACCACGATCCCGCCGTAGGACCGCTTCATCCAGTCCGAGTCAGTCGGCGCGGCCCAGCCGTGCGGCACGTCGGCCTTGGCCACCGGCTCATAGCCGCATACCTTGCATTTGCCGCCCTGGTAATCCTTGTCGCCGCAACCGGGGCAGCCGTGCTGGCCTTCGAGATCGTAAGCGGCGAGGCCGGTCGCGGTGGAGATCCCATCCTTGAGTAACTCGTTGGCTTCGGCGATCAGCTGAGCCGCAGAGCGCTCGTCACCGGCGTCCTTCTCCGCCTTCTTTTTCTTGCCTGCCTTCTTTTTCTCGTCGTCCTCGAAGACAAGGTCGTCCGCGTCCCAGACCCACTTATTCGGCGGCACCTCGGGCACCTTGCCCTTGTCATCGCCAGCCTTCGCCAGCTTCACCATGCCGGTGCCCTGCAGAGTCATGTTGACGAAGCGCACGTCGAGCTGCTGGTCGCCGTAGTTGAGCTTGACTCTCTCGGTAGATGTCACTTTGTAGGAAGCGCCGCGCCCGATGAGCACTTCCGCTTCGTAGCCGTGCCTGGGTTCGGAGACATAGGCGGCGTGCGATCCGGCGGGGATCGTGATGCGGGCCATCAGCAGGCTTCTGTAATCATCGTGGGAGAGGCCACCGCCGCTGAAGACATCGACCGGCGTGTAGCGGGCGAGCGAAGTGGACGTGTAGCCCTTGTCGCTGAATTTCTCGCCGGGTTCGAGCTGGCTGACTCTCTTTTCAGTCCTGCCGCCGTTGAAGCCGCGATACACAACCATGTCGCGCGGCGTGGAAGCCTTGGCCAGGGCGCTGTCGATCAGCTCAGTCTGCTTCGCGTACTTTTCCTGCACGGCTTCGGATCTGGCGAAATCGGGAATGGACCTCCCGCGCAGCATGGCGTTGATGGCCGTGTATCCTTCGCCGCGATAGCTTTCGATGGCGTCGAGTTCGTCCTTCGACAGGTTGCCGCGCCACTCGGCGAATAGCTGGTCGCCTTTTTCCTGGGCCGCGTGCTCCTCGTCTCTCGATACTTCTTTGCCGAACGTCTCGCCGAAATCGATCGGGCCCTTGGTTTCCTTCTCCGACGCTGGCGTCGCGGCGGGAGGCGCTGCAGGTTTTAGTGTTCCCGTCGCGGGAGGCGCTGTACCGGCAGGTATCAGTGTTCCGGTTTTGATGGCGTAGTGGAGTTCCTCTGGATGATGCTCATCGCCGGTCACATTGTTCAGATACTTGCCCCCGCCCGGGTCCCAGGTGAACTTCTCACCCGTCATGAAGCCGGATCCAGGGCCTGATCCCACATACTCGTGCGCCATCCCGGCGGGCGGCTCTTTGCCTGCGCCGCCGCCGGCCCACTGGCCCTTCTCGTCGCGGGGCACGTCTTCCCAGGTCTTGAGTAGGTCGTGCGCCTCGGCCAGAGTAAGCAGCGCGTGCGCGGCAGTCAGTAACTCGCCCGCAGATTTCGCAAGCGAGACCGGCTTGCCCAGGATGCCCGAGTAGAATTTTTCGAAGTCGGTGCGCAGGTTGTTCTTGCGCTCCACCGCAGCCTTGAGGAAGGACTCCTTGTCCGCGCCGAACGATTTCTGCCTGGCCGCCGCGTAGGGCTCGAGCATCTTGCGGTAGTCGCTGTCGGAGATCTTCTGGGCGCGCTCGATGGCGGGCAATGTGTTCTTCGGATCGAACGACGGCACCTTGCCCGCCGCCACCGCTTTGTAGAGATCGTTGTAGTAAGGCGGGTGCTCGCCGTAGACGGCGTTGGGATGGTAGTTGACGTCCAGCTTGTCCTTGCCGAAATATTTGAAGGCCTGCGTCTTGTCGATGCCGACCACGCGGTCGTCGGCGGTGCGCAGAAACTGCCCGCCGTGGGCATCGTGATTGGAGATCAGCCAGTCGGTGACGTGCTCCTGCTGCAGGCCTTTGACTTCCCAGTCCTTGAGCGTCGCCGGATTGCGGCCGGAAAAGTCCTTGGGATTGCCCAGGCTCTGCTCGACGCGCTGCACCGAGCCGAGCACCTCGCCCTTGCCGGGTATCGTCATCGAGACCGCGTGGGCCTCGACAGCGGAATCGGGACGGACGGCCATCGCCACCTTGGAAGCCATCTCGTCGGCGTGCGCCATGATCTCCGACTTCTGGCCGGACAGGTTAGTCGCGGGTTTGAAAAGCCACTGATTGCCCTGCTTGTCGGTGAACAGGTACTTGTCGTGCGCGCCGCCTAACTTGGTGCCCGAGCCCGCGAACTTCAACTCGCTCAAGTCAGGCTTGCCCGCAGGCGCGGCGGCAGACTTTGCCTGGATCGGTGCATCTGGCTTCAGGTGCGGATTGGCGGCCAGGTGCTTCGTCCACGCCGCTTTCTTGCCGGGTCCCCAACCTTCTGGATGGACGCCGGTCCAGCGCCCGTGCTCGTCGCGAGGCACATCCTCCCAGGCTTTGAGCAGCGCCTCGGCGTCGGCGAGCGCGAGAAGCCCGTTTGCTTGAGATACCAGCGATGCGAAGTCAGTTGTCACGGAGTGTTAGTTAGTGCACGACTGGCTTATTGAGAGGAGCGAGCATTCCCACCTGCGCGAGCAGCCAGATCAGCACCAGGATGGCAACCACGGCGATGATCAGGTTGCGCCACATCGGTGGCATCGGCACAAAGGTGGTGACTATCCAGAGGATGAACCCGATAATCACCAGAATCATGATTACTACCAGGATCGACATGGGTTATTTCCTTTCCGCGGTCAGTTCGGCATCCCTAGGTTCGTACTGGATGCCATGATCGCCAGCGATTGGCTTGCTATGGTCCCACTCGGCCAGCAGGATCTCGTCCGGGATGCCGCCGGGAAATGCATCGCAACTCAAGACTCCGGCCAGGCGGAAATGAACGCAGTCGGAACACTGAGGATTCGCCAGACTCATTTCACCGGCCCTCCGTATTTCTTGTAGAGCGACATGACGGCGTCGCTGTAATGCTCCCCTGCGAAGCGCCCCGCGAATACCTCCGCGATCATCTCGTCGGGCTTGATGGCGGCGTAGCGGCTCACTTCTTTGTTGGCGAGAGCTTTTTCCGCCTTGGTGAACTTCCCCACCGCGTCGGGCGCGTTCAGGTGCCCGACTTCGTGATAGACGCAGTGCAGGGGATGGGTGGTCGCGCCCCAGTGGTCCGGGTCGGGCAGTCTGCCGCCCGTTTCGAGCGCCTTCGCCACGTCCTGCCAGTAATTAGCCGCTTTGGGGTTTGTGCTCTGCGGGATCGCGAGCGTCTTAAAGATGGATAAGCCCAGGTTGAGCGTATCTTTCGGAGTTTTCTCGACAACTACACCACTATGTACTTGCCACCCGGCGGCGCGAAGCTGGCTGAAGCCGTGCGCGACAGCAGTGCCGATATCCAGCCGCCCGCTGAGAATGCACGTGTGACAGCCGAATTCGTTTTTGATCCATTGCTCGCACTCTTGGGCCGATTTGAAATCAGGTACGCCGGAGCTTTTCCACTGCCCTTTTTCGTCGCGCTCGACGGTCTCCCAGCCCTTGGTAAGTTCCGGGTTGAGGAACCTCACTTTGACCAACTCACCCAGCTGCCATGGTGCGTCCCACTTCTCCACATGGCCCACAGGTATGCCCGTGTTCGCCCGCACCTGGACGGCCCTGTCGTCCCACATGTCGAGCATGTCGGGCGTCTTCTGGTTAGTCACTTCGAGCACACGGCCCAGATGCTGGAGCGACCAGTCTTCAATCGCGCGGCGGGCTTCGCCACCCGGATCGTCGGCGACGCGGGCAGTCAGGATCTTGACCGGCTCGCCCGCGCGCAGCCAGCCTTTGACTCTCTCGACCATCGCCGGGACGGGTTCGCCGATGACAGTCGGGCCTTCGAAGCTTTCGTAGTGAGCCAGCGTGCCGTCCAGATCGACGGCATGGCATCCGCCATTGGTATAGTCGAGTGACTTTGCCAGACCGTTGGCGCGCGCGGCGGCAGCCAGTTCCTCTCCTTCTTCCTCCTCCTCGCCTTCGTCCGGTCCAGTCAGCGAGGCCACCAGCGTGCACCAGCACCTCGGGTGGAAGGGAGGCGCGTCGCTGCCGTCCTGAAAGTCGTCGTCGATGTCGATGACGCCCTCGTCCGCATTGGCGGAGCACTCGCAATCCCAGTCGTCGTCGTGATCGGCGCTGAGTAAGCTCTGCTTGCCCTTGACCACGCCCGAGGCGCGCCAGCCGGAGACAGTCCCGTTGGTCGAGGCCATGGCCATCTCGGTGCGGGCGATGGTTTCGGCGCGGGCGTCGGAGAAGGTGTAGTCACTGAGGATCTTCCCCTTGAGCACGGGCGGTGTCCAGCCTTCCTGGTAAGCCTGCTCGACCAGATCGCGCAGGCCTTCGCGGGTGGCGTCGGTGATGGCCCAGCGGGGATCGGGGTTATCGACCAGCTTGTCGCCATCCCAGCGGCGGCCCACCAGCTCCGCCGCGCGGTCCTTGGCGTAGTCGGCGGCCTTGATGTTGGCCACGTGCATGATGCCCGACTCGTCGATCGCCAGGTTTTTTACGGCTTTGACCGCAGCCTCCTGCGCCACGGCTTCCAGGTACTTGTCGACGGTGGTCGCCAGCTTGTCGAAGGCGGACAGATCGAAAGCGCCGGCCAGCGACATGAACTCTTCGGCGGTCGTTGCTTCCATGTAGTCCTTCACGATGTCGTCCACGGTGTCGTCAGTAACGTCGCCGAAAGTCTGGTTGATGGCGGCGAGCATCTTCTGGTAAGCCAGCTGCCGGGTGGCCGTCACCTCGGCCGGATCGGCGGTCAGTAGACTCTTTTTTTTTTCGGCTTTCGCCAGTAGTTCCTCGACGAACGACTTATTAAAGACAGTCAGGCCCGACGGCAGCTGCTCGCGCCCCGAAGGATTGGCGGACGTACGCGCGGAGGCCTGCTTACCCGGCTGCGCCGGTGCCGGTGCCGCCGGTAGAGATGGTTTCGGGGGAGCGGCTCCCGTCTCGGCCTGCGGCGTAGGCAGCTTGAGGCCGGGAGTGGGCTGGATGCCTTCGGCACCGCCGGGCCGGGGCAGGCCGCCGCCAGGGGGTGGCGCGCCCGCGGCCTGCTGCATATCGAGCGAGGCGACGCCGCTCACCTTGCCTTCGATGTAAGGGGCGAGCATGACGGGACCTTGCGGGCCGATGATGCAGTGGCCCATGCCGATGGGGTCCATGCCCCGGTCTTCGAGCACCTGATCGATCGAGCGGATGCCGTTTTTGACATCGTTGATGTCGATCTGGTTCTGCTTGAGGGCGTCGGGCTCCTCGTCGTCCTTCCAGGCGAACTCGATGTCGGAGAGGTTCATGTAAGCGGGGCTTTGCACCACGAAGTTGATGGCCCCGGCGACCCAGCCGAGCAGCGGCAGCAGCCCTTCCTGCAGCGCGGCCTGCTGCAGTTGCGTCGAAGTGGCGCGGTTCATGACCTTGACGAAGGGAGTGGGCGGCACGCTGAAGCAGTAGCAGACGACGCGGGCCAGCCACTCGTCCATCTCGTCCTTGAGCATGGCGTCCTTGATCTGAGTCACTCCCTTCGACTCCGGGATCCAGCGCACTCTGCGGCGCGCGGCCAGATCGCCCGCCAGGTCGTCGAAGTAATTCTGGAACTTGCGGATCTCTTCGGCGGGCCATGTCGCCGGGGCCTGCACGAGCATTTCCGGCAGGTTGCCCTCGGTGTAGTAATTAAGTTGAGAAAGCTGCCGCCGCAGCGCCAGGTTGACGGTGAGGATGATCTGCTCCACGCTCGACATGCCGTAAATTCTGCGGGTGCGCACGTTGCGCGGGCAGTAGATCATCTCGTCGGTCGAGTAATCGGCCGCGACCATGCCGTGGATGATCTGCTGGTAGGCTTTGGAGGGCGGCGCGGGCGTGCGGCCCTGCGCGTCGACCAGGCGGCGGATGGTTTCCCCGGCCAGCAGGTCGACGCCCCAGATGTCGCCTCCCTTGGTGCGGCGCGGGTACATGGTGACGGCATCGATGACGAACAGGTCTTCGAGCATTGCCCGCATCCAGCTTTGCCAGAAGTTGACGCCGTCGGGCCGCTGCCAGAACTGGGTGAGCTGGTCGATGCGCGGGTCGTGCATGGCGCGGGCCTTCAGGTCGGTGTTCTTCTCTCCCGGCAGCGACTTCAGCCGGAAGGTGAAGGGCATCTTGGTGATCTGGTCCTTGCGGGTCTCTATCACGAGGCGCAGCAGGTCGTAGTTGTCCGCGAGCGAGATCATCTGGGCGAAGCTGATACCCTCCTGTTCGGTGCGGGGCTGGACCCGCATGTTGATCCCGAACATGTAGTCGAGCACGCGCGGCTGGTAGTCGGCGGGGGCGATGGGCGGCAGCGGCTGCATGGGGCCGAACCACTCGCCGCCGGTGATGGTTTTGATGCCGCGGTACATGCCGCCGACCAGGCCCTGGCGCGCAGACACACTTTGCCCGGGATAGCCGATGGCGGCCTGGGTAAGGACGGCAGGCGGGACAGGCGCACCGTGATCGGTGACGCCTGCGGGCAGTTGCTTGGCTAGCTGCGGGCGGAAGAGTCTGTTGACGAACAACTCTTGGTTCGATTAGCTACTGGCGTAAGATTGGCGTGTTGCTCTAAGTTCTCTGCGAGTTCCATGGGCGGTGTCGCGGCCACGGTATCGTTCATTTCTTTCACCATGGCGTTGTAGCGGGTGATGAGTGCGCGGATGAATTCACCTAGCTGCTGCAGGTTAGGCTTATAAAGAATTTCTGCGGATTGTTCTTCCTCGGATTGGATTCGCTTCTCGGCTTGGAATATGTCATTCGCCACTGGATTGGCGAATTCGAACTCATCCGTTTCCCAGGGAGATCCTCTCCAGATGACCTTCAACGAGACGCGGTCTCCGGCTTCAGCCACGATTGCCAGGTAACCTTCGTCGTCGTCACTCTCTTGTATTAGCCTCCCATCCGGGAATTCGATCCTTAGCCGTTCTTCTTCTTCACGCCAACGCTTGCGTGCTTCGGCGCGCGCCTCGGCCCGCTGCTTGCGTTCCTCCGCTGTAAGGGGCATCTTCGTTTACTCAAACGGATACGGGTCGGTCCAGTAATCGGCCAGGGTGATGGCGTCGCCTTCCCAGGCGAGCGGCATCAGATCGCAGCAGCAGTGGCGGCAGCGGCTGGCGTCCGCTTCTTCGTCGTAGTACGACCACCAGCCGCAGTGCGGGCACTGCAACACCCAGATCTCGTCGGCGGCGCGGGCGGACTCCAGAGCCGCGATTACCCGAGGGTCCCGCCAGGGCTCGCTCCGGGCGGAAATGTCAACGGGCATATATTTACTCGTTGGGCGCGAGCGGCGGCCTGCCGGTTTTGGCGAACTGCAATTCTCCGGCGAAGATCCTGAAGTCGCGGCCATCGTCGAAGTGAACCAGCACTTTGAAGCCGCAGTTGCGGATGACGGTTCCCCACGCCGCATACGGCACAAAGGCGGTAGTCCTGGTTCCCCGAAACTGCACCCGGTCTCCCGCTTCGATCAGCATGCCCAGGTGCGCGGGCCGGTAAGTGCTGCTGACGACGGCACTCATCTTGTTGGCATCCGGGCTTCTGCGGTGTCGGTTGCTTCTCACTGCTGCTCTCCCGGCGGCTCCATCAACGCGCCCACCGCCGCCGCCGCCGCGCCGGCGAAGATCCAGGCCCACGGCGTGGAGATCAGGTGGATGCCGTAAGTCACTGCCGCGATGCCACCCAGAAACAGCGCATCGCCCAGGACCGTGGCGGCGAGCCCTTTGATTTTGCGGACTACGGGTCTGGCGAACAATCGCTAGTTCTTCTTTCCGGGTGTAGTCTGGGGCTGCGGTGTGGCCTGCGCTCCCTGCTGGCCCATCTGGGTGCCGGTGCCGGGTTGCGCCGGGCCGGTGCCCAGGCCGCCCGACTGCTGCCCGTAGCGCGCGCCGCCCGTCTGGGGCACGTTTTGAGAAGTTTGCGTTTGCGTCTGCGTATCGGGCACCTGCATCGACTGCATGTCCTGATTGATTTTCTGCACCTCCTGCAGGCACTCGTTGGCCAGCTTGACGATTTCCTCTAACTTATTCTGCACGTCCTGTACGGTAGTCATGGCGTTTTTTTCCTCCAATTCAGTTCAGCGATATGGTGGCGATCATTTTGTATCCCTGGAAAGTGAAGATGACGAGGCGCAGGCCGGGGGCGGGCGGCAGCACGGGCAGCAGCGAAAAGGCGCGCCACCCGAATCCCTCCGGGTCGATCAGGTCCAGGAAGAAAGCGGTTCTCATCATTCGTCCTCGAAGTGCCAGGAGCGCGGGCGTTTCAGCCGGTCGTAAGGCGCGATGGTGACCCATTCGCTGCCGCCTTCGTCGGCGGTCCACAGGCGCAGGCGCAGGTCGCCTTCGTCCTCGATGGCCAGGATCTCGGCGGGAATAAAGGCCCGCCGTCCCTGCGGCGCGGCGGAAACATACACTACCCAGCGCCCGGTCACGAGAGCGGGCATACCTTCTCCCTCTCCAGCTCCAGCTCCAGCTCCATCGCATAGAGTATGTTGCCCCACTCCATCAGCACCCAGACGATCATAAGTCAAAACTCAGTCATGCACCGGCTGGTCTGGCCGCCGCCATTTTTTCCAGTCGCCCGCGGGCACTTTAAAGATTACAGACAAGGCAAAGGGCTCTTTGGACGGTACCACCAGCTTGTCTGGCAGCCCGCGATCGTGCGCGGCGGCAAGAGCGATAAGCCACAGCAGCCGCCGGCAAGGGAGTACGAAGTGAAACTGTAAAAAAGAGAGGAACTATGAGACGTTTGATCCCGGTGATGCAACGCGTCCTCGCGTTTCTGGAGGCCGAATTCACACGGACGCAGGTCGATTGTCTATTCGCCGCTGCCAACGCCCCGCCCGAGAAACGAATCATCATCCCGGAGATCCAGCTTGCAGACGATAACTTCCTCTGCAAAGTAATCGATCAATCGTCGCTCGATTGGATCACAGGCCCGGACTTTCAAAACTTCCGTGTGAGCCCTGATCTGATAGATTACACCGGCTACCCGGCCTCCAAGTTCCGAGGCTCCAGCTGGATTGAACTGGTGCATCCCAAAGACCTGGACAGGGTCTTGGCGAACTACCAGCAAAGCTGCGAAGCCCAGACAAGCTTTTGCATCACTTACCGGATGCGGCGTCGTAAGGACCGTCAATATGGACGGGTGGTTGACCAGGGCGTGCCACGCTACCGGCGGGACGGAAGCTTCGCCGGACACATCGGGAAGGTCGAGCTACCATCAATTAGTCATGCCAGGAGTCGCGTAAGCAATGGATGAACTTTACATCAACAGCGTTCGCGAACGCATCACCGGCAACAAATGCCCGAAATGCGGCAAGCAGATCGACGGCGCGACCGGGCTCAGCGACGAGAAGTACTCAGAGCCGCCCCAGCCCAAGCCCGGCGATTTGTCGGTGTGCATGTACTGCGGCGCGCTGCTCCGGTACGATGAGAAACTGCGCTCGATGCTGGTGCCGCGCGCCGAGAGGCGCAAGATGGAAAAAGACCCGCGATTCAAGAAGCTGGTCGAAATCTGCGAGCGGGTTGCCGCGCAGCACCGGAGGAACATACAATAGCCGCTCAGTGTACCGGAGGAACATACAGCCTTCAGTTCCTCTCATCGACGAGTCTAACATACCGAAGGCATGTACAATGAGCAAGCCGCACATCGTCCAATGTCTCTGCGGACCGGCGCGGCATTGCATCATGGCGTATGCCTACGAGACGCCGCCTGAGTCGCCGTCCTTCGGGATGTCCGCGTCCGAGAAGCTCCGGGTTCTGGTGGATCTCGCCATCGAGGAGCACCGCATCAATCCGTGGTGCAGCCTCTGCCGTGCCAAGCGCGAGCAGTGGGTTTTCGAGGATGCCGAGCTGAAGTTCAATTCGCTCGAAGAGGCGAGGGCGCATCTGGAGGAATCACAGCGGCAGCAGATGCTGACGCGGCGGATTTTCGAGGAAGGGAAGAATTGATGAGAGCCGAGATAGACATTCAGCGGGCGCATGACATCCTGCATTTCCTGAGCACGCCGGAAGCACCTGAAGTGATCAGTGACACGCGGCTCGTACACGCTGTACACGATGCGCTCGCCTGGATACTCGGCTACCCTTGCGGCGAAGCATTTCAGCGCAATCTCGAAGTCGTCAAAGAAGAATTGGCCCGCTTAGGCTTTGTGGAAATCGACATGGGCAGACTTATCTACCCGGACGAGGAACCAGACGCAGCACAGCCGTGAAGTGCGTCATCTGGTCTTGAAAGCCTGCGTACCTGCCCGCCCATTTGGCCAGCTCGTACCCGGCAGCTGCCGCCTTGCGCTCGATCAGCCAGCGGCAGACCGCCAGGTATTTCTCGTGCAGCGCGGCGTTGCCGAAGTGCTGCACGGCTTCGCGCACGCACTCGACGTTCCAGCCGAGGTTCATCCTCAGGCTTTGCCGCAGGCCGTCGTTGACGACGATGACCAGCTTGTCGGCGCGCGGCCGCCTGGACTGGAGAAAGGCGTCGATCACCGGGAAGCTCTCGCCGTAAGGATCGCAATCGAGAAAGTTGACAGTCAGGTTGTCGCCCACGCCGTGGCGCAGGGCCGCCTCGCAGTCGGCCTCGTACACCTGCCAGTGCGGGCGTTGCATTCCCAGGCGCGCGGCCTTGTCTGGGTCTTTCTCGAAGACGATGCCGGTCGGCACGTCGCGGTAGCAGCGCTGATAGAGCTTGCCCCAGCCGCCGTGGGTTTCCATCACGACCGGCTGATCGAGTTCGCGCAAGGCTGCGGCCCGCATCTGCGCCTTCTGCACAAAGGTGCTGTTGTCTTTCTTCTGGATCATGCCCTGGCTCGCAGCCGCGCCAGGATATCGTCGCCGGCGTCTTCGTTGAGGTAGGCCTTGCAGATCGAGATCAGCGCCTCGCCGCGGTTTCGGGTGCCGATACGTTCGACCGCTTTGACTAAGGCCTTCTCGAAGATCTGGATCTGCTCGGCGTAGAGCACGGGTTTGATCTGGGCTTTCTGATCGCCGAGATTGCGTTTGTTCTTTTTCGGGTCCTTGTCGTTGTCACCGTCCGAATCTCCGTGAACATCCTGCGGCAGCACCGAGGTGGCATCGGTGTGCATGCTGTCGAGCAGCTCGGCCAGCGCCGGATCGGTGGCCTCGAACATCCCGAGCAGCTCCTCAAGCTTGGCGGCATCGTTGTCGGCCAGGGCGGCGATGGCGTCGCCGGAGGCGATGGCGGCTGCCTCCTCCTCCTCGCTCATCTCGACGTAAGCCACCGGCACGGTGGGCTGGGTCTCGTCGATCGCCAGGATGACCCGGGCGTGGCCGTCGATGATCCGCCCGGTAAGCCTGTTGACGGTGACGTGCTTCCAGACGCCGATCTCGCGGATGGCACCGGAGAGCGCCGCCATCTGAAACCGGGAATGGATACGGTGGTTGTACGGGTGCGCGAGCAACTGGCGCGGATCAACATCCGCCGTGCTCACGATACGGTTGTTCCATTGCTGCTGCTCCACTTCAGTTCCTCTCTCGACTAGTCACTGCCCATTACTGCCCAAATCGTGCACGAAATGCCCAATAACTGCCCAAACGCGACTGCCTGTTTTCAGTGACTTACGAACTCAGGCTTAGCCGAATCAACGTATGCACTACTTGAACAATGTAGTGGAACAAGACCATCGCTTCGTGAAAAAGCGGGCCTGGCTGGCGAAAGGTTATGGATCCTTCGCGACCGCGTGGCGGACCTT